ACTAATAGAGTTAGCTTCATTTAATACTCCCTGAATATCTAATCTAGTTCCTAATTCAGCTTCAACTCCTTTTACTACTCCCACTTGAGATAGTAATTGATTTTTTACAGATCTACCTGTTTGTACAGATGTTTTAGCTAAATTGGCCTGTGATTTTACAGAAAGATCTAAGGTTCTAGCAAATCTTCCTATTTCAATTGCTTGTTTTGCAAGTAAAGAAGTACCAATTCCTAATTCCTTATTTAATCCACCTAATGCCTTAGCAGCAGCAATTGAATTAGTAGCTATATTACCACTTAAGTCTGCTGCTTTTCCTAATTCAGTGGATAATTTTAAAGCTTCTTCAGCACTTAAACCTAAATTTTTCTGAAATTGAACCTGTCTCTTATTAGTTTCAATAAGAGTTTGAAATATTTTTTCTTGAAAATTTAAATTTTTTTCAAATTCGTCAGCCATAGGGTTATTTTATTATAAATATTAGAAAAAAAAAGATGTCTTATGACATCTATCTTTTTATATTATAAGTTGATGAGGGATTTACATTAGGTTTTGAAACCCCACTACTTTGATTTTTACTTTGTGCTTTTTTTATAGCTTTCTCCTGTTCTTTAAAATGTTCATTAATAACTTTTATATGATACTTTCTTAACCAAATGGGCATATTATATACTTCAGAATGTATAAAACCACCTTTCCCATGAAAAGTTAAATCATGCACTTCTCTAAATACATTAATTCTATGTTCAGGATTCAGGCCAAAAAAAGGTAACCCCAATAGGGATTGGTACCTCCTCTACCATGTTACCATCGGGTCCTTCATAGTTAAATGTTAATTTAACGTCAGGCATTATATTTTTCACATAATCCCTAAATGCTTTAGAATCTATAGCTAAAAATTGATCATCTATAAATTCTCTTACTTTTTTTACATCGTAATCACCATCAACTGATAATATAGTATGTTTTAATCTTGTAGTAAGTGTAGCACTACTTTTACCTATTTTTTCTAATCCCTTTAATTCTTGTTCCATTTTTACTTCATCACCATGAGTTAAAAGTTTAAATGTAATAGTTCTTTTAGATACAGGTAAGATAAAACTAAATTCATTTTTTCCATTAGTTATTTTAGATTCATCTAAAATTTTATCATCTATTTTAGTTAAATCCACAGTAGTAATTTCTTCCTTACCTGTTTTAGGGTTATTAAATTTAAATTGATAATCTTTACCATAACCTAAAATTCTTGAAGCTACTAATATGGCATTTTTATCTCCCACTAATAAATCTTCATAATTTATGGGGGTAATAATTAAAGATTGTAGTAATTTATCAATTACAGTACCATTTTGGATTAAATTTTGATTTGTAAGTATATCCTCTTCTCTAGCAGTCATATACTTCATTTCAATTTCTCCCTTTTTTAAGGGACTGTTTTCTGGGTAAAGTAATCCCTTAGAAGGTAACGTAACCATTTCTGTAGGAAACTTATAACTTGTTTGTTCCATAACTATTTATTAAAACTATTTATATAATATATTAGAAATTTAGGATTGCATAATCCATTCTAATAGTAAGCGTTATATCTGTTGGGTCTGAAGAAGTCCAATCTGCATCTCCAAAATTTACATTAGTACAAAAAGCACCTTTTAAAATCCATTCTTCTACTACATCCCCAACTGGACCTAATGTATTAAATCTAATATCTTTTTTATAAAAATCAGAGTAACCATCTCTACCTGTTACTGATTCATGTGATAAACGAACCCATTCCATTACTGCTTGTGCACCAGATGGCGTAATTGGATCATATAATGTTATTTGAACATCTTCCCAATTAGCTTTACCCTTAATTTTTCTTTTAACGTTTATATGGTCAAGAATTACATCCGTAAATGTTATATTAGGTTTATTAGCTTGTCTGATTAAGAAAGCAGGTATACCATCTATAAACATTATAAACCTATTTTTTAACTTCGGCTCAAAAGCCGTGTATAACATCTCGTTTGTATTTAATATTGCCATCGTTATTTATTTTTATTCAATTATAAATATATAATTTCTAAATTTTTACTCACCAAATGTTGCACCTGTTGGTAGAACATTAAAATCTAATATAATAAATTCAGCCGTTTTAGTTGGTTGTAAGAAAATTGAACCTACTAACTGATTTCTATCAATTACATCTGCTGTATTATTTGATTCATCCATTTGGACTCTAAATGCGAATAAACCTTGTCTTGATTGCACTGATTCTAAAAATGGATTTACAATGTTTAAGAATCTATTACGTGTTGCCACCGTATTTTGTTCAAATAATAAGAATCTAGAAGAACTTGCAATAAATTTCTTAACAGCAATTAATAACCTTCTTACATTAATTCTGTCAAGTGCCGAAGCTCTTAATTGTAATGTCTTTTGACCCCATATACAAACTCCTGTTTGTGGAAATGTTGCAATTGGGTTTATTCTTGCTTCATATAATTGGTCTCTTTCAGCTTGATTTAATCTAATTCGAGCTTCCAATACATTTCCTAATACACCTCTATTTAAACCTGCTGGTGCAAACCATTCAGCTTGTAATGCATCACTGGCTGCTATAGCGCCAGGTACTACTACTGAAGGTGGTACAAATACTGGTTTATTTCTTGAAGTATCAAGTACTTTAACCCATGGAAAATATGCTGCAGCATAATTACTATCTAAACCATCTGTTTGATTTACAGCTGTATTAATTGAGTCATTTACTGATGTTAAATCCATTACAAAAAATGCATCACTTCTTTGTTCTACCATATCTATAGCTGCATTAGTTACTGGTGAATGTAATCTTTTAATTACTCCAGGTAATGCTAACATATTAATATCGTATTCATCTTGATTAGAAAGAATATCTAAAGCCTTTTTATAACCTTTATAACCAGCCTTATTGGTTGCACTTAAATCAAAACCATATAAATTAGTACTAGTAATATATTCTCCTATTTGTGGTACTATTGTTGGATTAATACCATCTGAACCACCTTGGAAAGGTACTGAAAATTTTAAGAAAGTATTTGTAGGACCACTTACACCTGTTGTGTCCAAAGATGCACTTAACGATTGTCCTGCATGTCCTATACTAGAACTTGGGTGAACTTTAAAATTACCTACATTAAAATCTCCGGAAACATTTGTATCGGGATTTTTAGGTACTGGTCCTATCCAATTTTTATTATCAGTAGTTTCACGAAAGTCCCATCCTAAAAATGCATTTGTACTAAAATCACCATTATTATTAGTGTGTTCTTCTTTAAAAGATGCACTTGGTAAAGATGCTGTAACTGCTCCAGTTCCTGTTCCTAACATAAATCCTGTAACAGTATCACTAACTGCTCTAAATCCTAGGGGAGATAATTTTGGGGATATAGCTCCTTCTTCAACTTGGGATGTAACTTCTACTCTAATAAATCTGGATATGTTAGGATAGTTACCTTTTAATTCTACTTTACCTAATGTTTGATTGTATTGTGCAAATCTATCACCTATTACTCTTGATATATAATTAACATCATCTGGATTTAAATTTACATTATTATATTGTTCTAATACATTTAAAGTATTATCATTATCACCATATTCTCTTAATATTACACTAAATTGTGAATATTGTTGTTCACCATCGATATCAGCAGGTTCTTTAAGATTTGCAATAGAAATTTTATATTTTTGGTTAGTATCATCACCATCGGCTAATGTATGAAATTTAAATAAATTAGTAGTATTTTTAGACACATCTAATTGTGATGTAATAAATGGAGTTGATGCTGCATTATATCCTTCAGCAAATGAACTTGTAAATTCAAGATTAGTTGTATTTTTTACTAATACTAAGCTTACTCCAGCATCATCAACTAGGGCTAATTGTCTTTGTTTAAAATTTAAACGTGGGAATGCTGAAAATTCATAAGTATTAGCTCCCGTTTTACTATTATTTGATTTACCTCTTGGACCTAATGTTTGTTCAATATAATCATTTTGAGTAGTAACTAAAGAAGTTGAAACTATTTTAGCAGTAGTTGCACCTGCCGATCCTGATAATTCTAAACTAAATGATCCCGAAATAGAAACTACGGAAGGAGATATTGATGAATCACCTAATTCTAAAGATGAAGCATTATCTTTATTTTTAGAAGGGAAAAATACTGAAAGTATTTCACCATGACCTACGCTAGCAACACTTCCTTCCCCTCCTGCTAGTGTAATTATAGTACTATTATCTGTTTCAAAGTTTGATGTAGCCGAACCAGTTTTAAATAAAAATCCATTGCCTTGGGTTCCTATTACTGATGAAGTTAATTGCAATACTGCTGAATCAGCATTTGCAGTTAATACTGAGGAAGCACTAGCATTTATTTCTGCTACTAAGTTAGTTACAGTTCCCGCTGCATTAGCTCCAGTTGAAAAGAAAAATACTTGACCATCTAAGTCATCATCTGGAATTCCGGCAGCCGGGTCAGATGCAATAAATCTAAATATATTTGAACCTGCTTCAAATCTAAATTCTTGATTAGCAGTAGCCGGAGCAGCTATAGTGGCACTACCTCTAGCTCCTTTTCCCACTGAACTTCCTGCTGAACTTGAAGCTACTAGTGCAATTACTTGTTTAGTACTACCATCAAATTTATATCCCCCTCCTGCTAATACTCTAACTACGGTTACTGAACCTGCAGATCTTAGGTATTCTCTTACAGTTTGTGGTATGTAAGTAGTTGGACTTAAATCTCCAAATCTTTGCTGAAATTCAGTAAAACCATTTCTTATTACTATAGGGACAAAAGCTGGACCCTGTGCTGTGGGTCCTACAATTGCGGCACCTATTTGTCCTATACCTTGGGGAAGAAAGGATTGATCATTTTCTTGAGTAAATACTCCCGGGGATACAATAGTTTCGTTTGCCATCTTTTATATATTATAAGCTTAATTATCTAGGTTATTCCTATATAAATATAAAAGAAAATTATAAACCTAGGTATTAATTTTGTGATAATGTAAGTTTTCCAGTATCTATATCAAGAGTACCCACTCCATATTTATCAGAAAGTTGTTTTGCAACCTGTTCTTCTTTTTGTTGTAATTTTAAAACCATATCTTGTAATTGAATTTTTCTAACTTCAAGAGAACCTAACTGTCCTGTTACTTCTTTTACTTGTTGTTGAAGAGTTTTTATTTCATTTAATTCTTCTTGAGTAAGTTGTTTTTCTGCCATAACTTTTATTAATTATTTATTTATTGTTTTTATATACATATATCAACTCTTC